TTTTAGTAGCAACTAGAAATAGGTAAAAGTTTAAAAAGTTAACCCCTCGGCGCTGGTAATAGAAATATTACCGGCGTTTTTTTATGCAGAAAAGACTTGAATTCTTGGGTGGAATATGTTATACTAAGTTAAATGTTAAGAAAAGATACTAATGAATAAATGTACAATCATAATCAAGGACGAAGTAAACGTTAAGTTAGAAGGCCTTGACCCATCTACTCGTAGAAAATGTAGTGATAAATTGAAGTATTTCTTACCTCATGCATATCATATGCCTGCATATAAACTCGGTCGATGGGATGGCACAGTCCGCTTTTGTGATGTCGGTGGCAGAACTTATCTAAATTTATTAGATGATGTTTTACCAGTAATCATCGAACAAGGTTACGAGATAATCATCGATGATAGGCGTGAGAACGAAGAAATGAGTTTTCCTATTATAACTGAGAACTTCTGGGAAGGAGTTACTTGGCCTGAAGGACATGCAAAAGCGGGCGAGCCTATTGTACTAAGAGATTATCAAGTAGAAGTAATCAATCAGTTCATATCAGCACCACAATGTCTCCAAGAGATAGCCACGGGTGCTGGTAAGACGATTATGACTGCAACTATGAGTAAAGTAGTAGAGAAATATGGTAGGTCAATCATCATTGTACCAAACAAAGATTTAGTACGCCAGACAGAAGAAGATTATGTAAATTGTGGACTAGATGTTGGAGTATATTTTGGTGATAAGAAAGACCACGGAAAGACACATACGATTTGTACATGGCAAAGTTTAAATTCTTTATTAAAGAAAACTAAAAAAGGTGAAGCAAACATCCAAGAATTCATCGAAGGTGTATGTTGTGTGATTGTTGATGAAACTCACCAAGCAAAAGCAGATGTATTGAAAGATTTACTTACTAGTGTATTTGCTAATGTGCCTATTCGTTGGGGACTAACAGGAACTATTCCTAAGAGTGATTGGGAATCTGCTAGTTTACGTAGTTCACTAGGTGAAGTAATAAACAAACTGTCAGCAAAAGAATTACAGGACCAAGGTGTTCTAGCAAACTGCCATGTGAACATTGTACAGACACAAGAAACAGCAGTGTACTCCAACTATCAAAATGAAATGACATTTTTACTTGAAGACAAAAAGAGATTAGATTATGTTTCAGCCATGGTCAAGGATATTTCTAAAACTGGCAATACTCTCGTTCTAACAAATAGAATTAAAAACGGAGAAGCATTACAGGATTTAATACCAGAATCTGAATTCGTTCAAGGTTCAATGGCAGTAACAGATAGAAAGGATGCATACAATGACATAAATGAAGGCACGAATACAATTACAATTGCTACTTATGGGGTAGCGGCAGTTGGTATTAATATTCCCCGTATATTTAATTTAGTACTATTAGAACCAGGCAAATCGTTTGTTAGAGTTATACAATCGATTGGTCGTGGAGTTAGAATGGCAGAAGATAAAGACTTTGTACAGATATGGGATGTAACAAGTCGTTGTAAGTTTTCGAAAAGACATTTAACAGAACGAAAAAAGTATTACAAAGAGGCTTCATACCCATTCACAATCGATAAGATTACATATTAAAGGACAATTATGAAAATATTAACACCAGATAACAAATGTTTTGAAATGAACAGTTTACCAGAAGAAATTGATGACATTCGTTATTGTGTCATGGATGTAACAGACAAAGACGACCCAGACTTCTTTTTCATTCCTTTAGTATTCATTGAAACATTCAGTGCGCCTAGTATGAGTATTAGTATCGGGAAATATAATATTGAAATGCCAATTGATTGGAATATTATGATTGGTGAATCAGAACTTGGAGTTTGTGAATTTATTCCATTAACAAGTATTAATGAAAGACAGTTTGATACACTGTTGACAAATCCATTAAAAGGGTTTACAATGGATTGGCAACCAATCAAAATTAACAATGTATTTGCAGATGTGAAGTGGTTCTTCCCTAAATTGAAGTACGGACACATTCTTGCAATACCATTAGAATATGGAGATAGTCCGAAATGTGCATATTTTGTAAAAGACTTAAATCGCATTCCAGACCAAATGACAAGTTATGACTTCTTCTAATAAACACATGATAGCGATAGACGACATAGACGAAAGTAAGAATGCGTTTCTGTGGTGTAAAGAAAAGTTGAAAGTCAATAGTTGGTGCTATAATGTAGGAAGTAATGCAGATTACTTTTTCTTTAATGAAGACAAAGACGCACAGTTTTTTATTACTGTGCATGGTGGAAGGTATTACGATGGCCGCTAAGTTACCTCTAAGTGATGTATTGGGAGCAATTGATAGAAGAGATTTCAATTGGTATGGAAACCTAGATGCTGAAAAGAAGAAAGCATGGAGTAGTTGGTTGTTCATCCGATATGCAAGTTCTACAAAGGGCAAAGATAGAGATGATTTGTTACTCAATACGAATGAATTTGTAAACAAGCATTATGGAGATATCTATAAGCACGAAGAATTAGTTTGGAAGTTAATGTGTTTGACAGGAACAGGTAAGAAACAGTACCACGAATGGATTAAAGCACCAAACTCTAAGATAAAGAAAGATGCTATCTCTCAGTTTGTGTCAGAAACATATCCTACTTTGAATGGTAGAGAAGTAGAATTGTTTTTACAAATGAATGATGTTGCTGACATAAAACAAATGGCAATTGATATGGGCATGACTGATAAAGAAATCAGTGATATTTTCGGAAAAAAGAAAGCAAAGAAAAAAAGTAAATGAGTTTTGAATGTCAATACTGTTTAAAAAAGTTCAAGTCTGAAAAGACGTTAATGGTTCATGTTTGTGAGCCTAAAAGACGTTGGATGAATAAAGATGAAAAGTATAGCAGACTGGCGTTTTATGCATTTAATCGTTTTTATGAGTTGACACAAGTAACTGGCAAACCTATTGACTTTAAAATGTTTGCAAAGAGTAAGTTCTACCTAGGCTTTACTAAGTTTGGAAAGCATATACTAAATATAAATGCAATAAATCCTGAAGAATATATTGACTTTGTTATACAAAATAGTGTAAAATTAGATAAATGGACTTCAGATTCAGTATATAATACCTATGTACAAGAGTTAAATAGAAAAGAATCTGCGGATAGAGCAGTAGAGCGAAGTATATTATTGATGCAGAAGTGGGGCGAAGAATATGAAAGACCTTTTAACAAGTTTTTTAAGGAAGTCAGTAAACCATTGGCTATACATTATATCAAATCAGGACGCATTAGTCCTTGGGTTATTTTTAATTGTGATAATGGTGCTGAGTTAATTGACAGTTTTTCTGACCACGAGTTGACACTAATAAATGATTATTTAGAGCCAGCATTTTGGACACGAAAGTTTAACGCAAGAGTAGAAGATGTGCAGTTTGTTAAAATGATATTAAAGAAGGCAGGTATATAATGACAACAAAGAAAGAAACGAAAAAAACTGGAAGTTTATTAGTCCAAACAGACCCAGAAACAGGAGAATTGTATTTAGAATTGCCACAAGGAATGTTAGATAGATTGGGATGGGCTGAAGATGATGAACTTGAATGGATAGAAAATAAAGATGGTACATGGCAAATTAAAAAAGTGGAGAAAGAAGAATGAACCCAGAAGATTTAATGATAACATTAGATGCAGATAGTTCTGATAGTGGTTACATATCACCTACTACAATAACACTTGATGATAATTATTGGAGTGACATGAGCGACCCAAGAGACCAAGAAGCATTCAAGTCTATAAATGACAGATTATCAACGATTGAAAATCGATTATCAATTCTTGTTCCAGATAAAGAGATGCTTGAGAAATATGAAGTACTGAAAGATATGTATAAACAGTACAAAGCCGCAGAAGCATTACTTACTGGTCCTGACCCGGAGAAAACGTAATGGATATTAGAGAATATACTTGGGAAGGAATAGAAATTGGAGTCAACTCAATTGCAATGCAAATGTTTAAAGATGAATGGCGCCCAGATTATATTGTAGGTATAACTCGTGGTGGTTTAATTCCAGGAGTTCTTCTATCTCATACAACTGACATACCAATGAAAACATTATGTGTTCAATTGAAATCAGACGGGTTAGAAGAAGTTACTGAACATAATGCTCAGATGGCGAGAGATGCATTAAAGAACAATAAAAAGATTTTGATAATTGATGATATCAATAGAGGCGGAGATGCAATCAGTTGGATTATAGATGATTGGCAAGATGCAATTGGTATGGTAGGAGATTATAAATCCGAATCGTGGCATACGAATGTAAGATTCG